GTTCTCATGTCTTAAACGTTTACCTGTACTTGATTGTAACCAATCCCCATAACAATCTCTACAACTCAAGCGATTCTGAAGATGATGCAATACATTTCCATCCCCTAAATACACAGCACAATGGTTTAATCCAGGCGATCCAATCGACATTAATAACAAATCACCCTTCATTAATTTCTCATCTTTTAACAACCGAAATCCTGTTGCTTCATACGCTCCATCAAACATCGGTGCTTTAATGAAATGTTCTGGATCGTTTGGTCTTTCCCAATCTCTTAACTCTAATCCTTCCTGCTTGTACCAATCCCGTGCAAGAGTCCAACAATCTTGTACTGCCCAAACCCACGGCCTTGATAACAAGGGTGAGATATAAACTCCAGAAGGATTGTATGTACTCCATTTCTCCATTCTAGGATTCACAATATACCAAGGTATTTTGCCCTTACTGGCAGCTACTTTGTCTGCCTCAGACGGCTCAGGAGCAGAAATAGGATGACTATGAACAATCCCTAGAATTTCCCCACGTTCTTCAGCTCTTGCATAATCAATCGGAGAAATCTGAAACATTTGTTCAGGATATTTAGCAATATTTTCACAAGGCCAATATTTTTTCTTTCCCTTAATTAACAACAAAAGACCACAAGCTTCTTTTGGATCAGCTTCTTTTGCTGCTTCTAAAGCTGTATGCTTCCAGTTAATAACTGAACGTGCCGACTCCAGGGAAGTCATCAGGTAATATTTGTCTTTTCGGTAATCTTACTCCAGCTAAATCAAACGCACTACACATTTCGTATGAAATAATATCTCTGTTTTCCATTGATTTTCGATCTATAAAATAAATATCTCTAGGTCTAAAATAACTTGTTGGATCAGCATCACTATTTGATCCCCCAGTAAAATTAACAGCATCTAAATATTTAGACAGTGTACGAGTTCTGGTAACTTTACAACCCTCTAAAGTAATCGTATTACGGGGTAAAGCATTTCCATTTGTATCAACATTCAATAAAGCCAAAATAGTCGTAAACGTACCATTCAAATTAGAAACTGTAAGGTTAGGTCTTGGTAAAGTTCCTTGACCTGTAGCTTGATAACCTCCTGCTTGTAATGGTATTGCCGTATAAGTATTACCTTGCCAAACAATGTCAGCACCTAATTCATTTTTTGTATTCGTAAATCTATAAGTAGTTGTTGAACCATGTTGAGCTGTATTTAATTCAAAATCAAATAATTCAACAACTGTTTTAGCATCAGCCCCTTGCAGAGTTCTTTGTAAATTAAATTCACCTTCGCCTTCTGCGTAATCAGCGACCCAATAATTAACAACGCAATACAGCATTGATCTATGCAGTTACAGCTTTAATAACAGCAAAACGAATAACAATTGCTTCACTCAATGATCCTGCCGAAATGTTAGTCACATTGATTGAAGCCGAACCTGCTGCTGCTTGTGCATTTAAAGCATACTTTCCTGCTGTACCAGCAGAAGCATGATTTAAGGAAATAACATCAGTTGCCGCAATGGTTGAATTGGTAAGAGTAAAAGAAACAATGGCATCAGCCGCTAACGCAGCATTATGCATTGTGACTGTTCCACATTTTTTATTAAGTGTAACCGCAGTCGATTTGGAAGTACCTTGCGTTACTGTTCCACCTTCACCAGTTATATAACCAGCTTTATCAGTGTTTAAATTTGTGAAATTAGCATCAACTTCTGTATGAGTTAATGGTGAGCCTTTGCCAGCTCTAGTGACAATGGTACTCATGCTTCAAAGACCTGTCTAAATGTTGCACTTATAGTAGCTCGATTTAGGTAAGGTATTGATTTTGTCCAACCATTACATACCCATTTATAAGAAGTTGTGGTGTCAGGAGGTGTCCAAGTAAAGCTTGCTCCATCTAAAGCCCTGTTATCTAAAAAATTAGAAATTGTATCTGCATCGGTTTCACTAATGTTTTGCCATTTCAAATTCCATTGTTTTGGATTTTGATTTAAACCTACATTTAATCTAACTTCATATCCATCTCCCATGCTACTAACACGGGTATTCGGGGCGTTTCTTTGTGCTGCTCCATAAGAAGGAGTAATCGAAGGGAATGTTGCCATTATCTATTTGCTAAAAGTCCTCCAGGTCTTTTTTGATTAGCAATTTCAGCTTGAACTGCTGCTGCCAGCATACTTCCAAGTTGCTCCGATTGCCCTGTATCACCTTCAACAGACGAACCAGAAGCATCTACGTTAACAACAATATTTGTTCCTCCCATTGCATGATTTGGAATCACCGTTCCTGCTGAATCTGGTACAAATAGCTCTGGACCTCGTTCTCCAACAATAGAAGGTCTTCCTTTGGGTGGTCTTCCTCCATTTGCATAATTTCCACCTAATTTCATTGCATCAGCAAAACTAAGCCCTCCCTTAGGTGCGCCTAATGTCCCTCCGCTTATTGCATTACCAACAGAACTACTAACATTCTTGCCACCTAGTCCACCTAAGAAATTCATACCTATTCCTAATAGCTTCATTTGTAATTGCTTTGCAATCATTTGTGCTGCCATATCTAAGAAATGATCTGCAATACGTTGGAACATATTTGCAAACGCTTCCTGAACACTCATTGTTCCGTTAATTATTCCTTTAAATGATTCACTAAATGATGAACCAATGACAGTAGATAATTCAACCATTCGAGATTGAGTATCGTTTAGTTTTATTATCTCTTTTTCTAAATCTACAATTGCTGATTTAACAGGGCTTGCAAGAATTTCTGCATTGTGAAGTTGAGCTTTATTTATATCTTTTTGGACTTGTAATTTGTCTTTTTCATGCTGGAGTTCGGCTGCTTTTTCTGTATCATCCATCATAGTTGCAACTCTTATTTCATGTTCTAATTTTCCTAATTCATTATTAATTTTCTTTAATTCAATTTCTTGTTTCATTACATTTAGATCTTCGCCTCTTGCTGTTAACGATAATTGTTCAATAGCCAATTGATCTTTCAATAATCCCACTTCAAATGCTCTTTCTTTATTTAAAGCTTTTTTGACCATCAATGCGGCTTTTTCACTATCTGCCCTTCCTTGCGCTCCTTCTGGGTCGCCAACAGTGTCTAAGAAAGTACGAACCGATTTTTTAAATTCATCACTTTCTAATATTGCTTTTGATATTTTGTTATCAATTAAATCTGTAACTTTCTGTCCTGTTATCTCTTTAAACTTCTCATCCATAATAGCTTTTGTTCTTGGACCTCCACGTGAATATTTTCCTTCAGAAAAAAGATGACGAGCAGTGCTTACATCCCCTTGAGGTCCACTTAATCCTTCATTAATTGTCTTAATAAAACTTGCTAATGGGCCAGAAACTAAAATACTAATAGAAGTTCCTAATATATTTAATTGATTATTTAAGTCCATCTGTTCTTTATTTAATTCCCTGAGACTTTTACTTGTTAAATTTCCAAATTGTTCATTAAATTTCTGCATAGCAGCTTCCGCAGCTACACCTTTTAATCCCATTTTTTCTAATACACTTAATGTCTTTCCAAATTCTGTTCCTACTTGCCCCATTGCTTTAACTAAAGTTTCAATATTATTAATAGGATCATCTAAGGCAGCAGCTAATTCTTTCGACTTAGCAATCATTTTGTCAACTTGCGCTCCTAATTGCGTTCCAACTAAAGACAATCCAAAACCTAATCCTCCTCCTAACATTCCTCCACCTAAACCACCTAAACCACCACCAATCGAAGCTCCTAAACCTTGACCAAACAAAGCAGGGAAAGCTCCACCAATTAAGGCACTATTTAGTCCCTCTTTCCTTCTCGCTGCCATACCCCCTGGCTGGTAGAACATACCTCCAGGCATACTGAACATCTGAGTCTTACGAGAAGGTCTAGGCCCATAGAAGTTTGCGTCTCCTTCTCTTGCACTAACACCCTGTATATCAAAAGCACCTTTATTTAATTCACTATTCATCTGCTGTATTCTTGTCGTCACCTCCCTGTATTCTTTTCCTGTTCTATCTAATTGCTGTCTTAGATTTTCAAGAACTCTTATATAACGCTTAATACCTGATTCTGTTTTACCTGGATCAAAGCCAAGTAAATTACCCATTCCTCTAAACGCACCAAATTTTAAAGAATCATTCCCTCCAGCCATTCTTCTATAAGCATCTGCGACTCTATTTACCTTCTTAACATAAGTATCTAATTGTTTAAATTGAAGAGTGAAATCAGCTTTTGCGATGCTATCAATAAGAGTATTTTTTGTACCTTTATCTTTTGCTCTTGTAACACCTAAAAGTCTGTTCCACTCTTCAATATAGCCTTTTAATTTACCTGTACTTTCTGTTAAAATACCTCCTTGTTGCTGAAAAGCTTTAACACTATCAAGAACTCCTTTATTTGATACAGACAAATCATCTTTCAATCCCCTGACTTGATTTCGCTGTTCTTTTATTGCTTTATTATTTTTCTTTATTTCTTCTTTATTTTTAAAGTAAGTTTGACCTAATGAGATTAGGAATTTAGTTAAATTTTCTGCACCTCTACCTGCTTTTACAAGTTGATCGCCAATTAATGATTGTTGTATTTTTAATTCTTGATTTCTTCTGTTTAAATTTTTTATTGATTCCTGTGTTTTCCCTATCTGAGTTTCTAAATTCTTAAAATCTTGATAAAGCGTTCTAAGTTTATTATTTCCCTCAAGATTGAGTTTTAAATTTATGCCATAATCACTCATCGAATCGACCCATTACAATATCTTTCCATAATACCTCTATCTTTGAACTCTAGTCGATTTTGCGTTAGATCTCATCTTTTCTTCTTCTTCGTTCTTTACCTCAAAAAAAGCAGCCCATCCTACTAACTCTTCTGTTGTCATTTTTTTTGTCAGTTCAGAAAGAGTCATTCCTAACTCTTTCGCTAACGCAAACATAAAATACCAGTCACTATTTGCTTTTCAAGTCTGTCTTCGCTTCCTCCACCTTGTTTTCTTGACCTGAAGCCATCATCGCAAGTTGAATTTCCTGTAAAACACTTGCATTAATTTCTCTTCTCAATGTGACACGATGTCCATCTTGAAATAATTTCTTACCGTTTTCATCTATTGCTTTTTCAATCATAAGGTTCAAAGCAAATTCATTTCCAACCTGGTCATCTCCAGATTTTGCCATTATTGATTCTCTTTCAGCAATCGTTAATGGATGCCAATAAATACTTAAAAGCACTTCACCATCAACGATTACATCATGCTTATATTTTTGACTTACACCAAATTTGTTTTTTAGAAGTTCAATCGCTTCCATGTGGAAAATTTATACTATTACCATAATACTATACGTTTGCTGTAAATTGACAAGAGATGACCCCTACAAAGTGAGATCTATCTTCAATCTCCAATACAGATGGTCCTACTATGTCTCTTGTCTTAGGGGTACATTTAAAAGTGTCAACATAAGTTGAACTATTAACAGAAGTTAAACCATTGATTACTGATTCTCCAATGCTAGACAAATCAGCCGTACCATTACCCTTTGGGACGTAAATATTACATTGGGCAACGCCTAAATAATAACCAGAGGAGTCTCCTTGGTTTTGTAATGTCGCTTGAGCAAAGTTAACTGTCATTGTTATATATTTAACGGTCTTGCCTGGAGTTGTATAAGAAATATTGTCATAAATCATCTTTACTTTTGGATTAGAGGTTAAGACCTCATCAGTTACAGCTTTTTCTAGTGCTGCCCTAACATTTACAAGTGTCATAATTAATACTCCGTATAACGAATATAACTTTGACCAGAAGTTTGACCAAAGCCTCCTATTCCTGCTTCTCCACCAATAAATGTTGTTCCTTTGTCTTTCATAGTATCTTTTATTAATTGACCTAGTTCTCCTTGAACAAAAAGCTGAACTTTCCCCGATTCTAAAGCGTATATCGAATATTTAGCTTTATTTCCAATAAAAACACTTTTATCAATTGAGAAATTACGTCTAACTTCAAATCTTGGTTCAACTTTTGCCAATGATTTTGATAAGGCTCTTCTTGCACTTCTAGTCTGACCCATATTGATTTGTTTCTTAATTGTTGACCAAGGGGCGTGTGTCTCAACTCTGTCAGTAGGTTTAATAGGAACACTTTGAGCTTTCCAACTAGAAGCAAAGAAACCTGTGTAAACTGGACTCCTTTTCTTAGTAGAGAGCCTTTTTATTACTTTTTTAATTAAAGCGTTATAGTCTCTATTTAGCTTAAATTCAAGATCTCCAGAAACTGTGTCGGCTGAAAAAACTGGAAGTTTTGCCATCAGAACCTCACCCGAATCGTATGTAAATAAACTTGCCCACCTTTTTTAGTTTCTATATCCGTAATCTGAGTAACTCTATTTTCTCCTGCATAACTTAATGTTATTTCATCTTCAAATGTAGGTTGATGATTTCCTATTAAATCAGGTGTTATGTATAACTTTGCTGATCTTAATTCTCTACTATCAACCTGTTCTGTCGCTATAAATGCTATAGGTACTTTTATATTGGAATACTTCGTGGTTGTAATCAATTGCTTCCCTGCTGCCACGTTATAACTGCCTTTGGAATTGACAGTATAAGTAATCGTAGTGTCTAAAGAAGAACCAAACTCGGAAACTAACCGTTTAGCTAAAGCTTTAAAGGTTGTGTCTAATGTCCCTGCCATGATTAACCTCTAACAACTCTCATTTGGAACGTTCCAGCTCCACCTAACATATACGCTCCCAAGAAGCTTTGTATCCAAGGATATACATCTAAAATATTATTTGTTGGACCTGTACCTTGACTTGATGCACTAAATTTCTTTTTTTCTTTTAAATCACCTATTTGAACCTCTGTTTCAGAAACAACACCTTCTGTTCCTTTATTACCTGTCATTGCATCTGTAGTATTTGCTAATGCTCTAGCTAGCTCATATTGTGCATATTTAACATTATTAGGGATTGAAGTACAAACCATTTCAACATCATCAACTTCTAAATTATTTCTAGGCCATTTCAGTGCCTGTCCTTCATCACAACGATCACCGTAATAATTAAAACTATCAATCCATCTCGTAGCAGAAATTAATGCTCGATTTTTTTGATCATCAGTTTTGTTATCCCAAGTTGATGAATCTGGGACGGTTTCAAAATAAGTGTTTGCTTCAGCTAAAGTCACATAGCTATTAGCTGTTGCAGACTTCAACG